TATCCATTATTAGCCTTTGAATATTCCGCTACAAGGTCTTTCCAGTTGCTCTTGCCGTTTTCTATCGTGATATTGATGCCGTAGTTGCCATCCTTCGCCTTGTACCAATCGGCAGGAAAGGGTGATGGAAATACGGTAGGCTTGTACTTCGCCCAGACATTTATCTTCGATGACTTGCAGAGCGCAGCAAGGTCGTTACTGGACTCTCCGAGTACAGATTTCACGTCATCAACGCTGACTGGAGCTGTTATTTTTCCGTTTGCTAATGCCATACGCTTAATCTTTAAAACTTAAAACACTAGGCAAGGCAGCTCTATAAGAGCCACCCTGCGTTAATACTCACGATACTTACTCTGCTGCCTCGCTAGCCATGTTGGCAGCGATAGCGGTATCAACCTCACTTATCAATGCTGACACCTCACTGAGCTTGCTCTGAGGGATGCCGCTGATGTTGTAGGTCAGCTCGCTGCCGTTGGAGCTTGCGTTCGCGTTGCCGAGATAGTTACCATTGATATCTGCGTAGATACTCATATTGATGCTGTCGATGTTGCCACCCGTCTTGTCAACATTGTAGGTAATTTCTACTCGATAGCCACCCTTAGTGTAAGTGGCGGTTGTCTGTTCACTCTTCTTGTTAATTTTTAAATTCTCCATTTTCTTAACTAATTTAATAAATTAATATTCTTGTTATCTAATCTCTTCTTGTTATTGCCGTCCTGCTTTCCACTCAATCGCTGAACCTCTGATTCGAGGAAGACCACCCGAGCCTTCAACCTGCTGACCTCATCGCCCACCTGCTCGATAGCACCGAATGCCGTTGCAATCAGCTTCGGAGACCAGTAGTTAATCTTGTAGTAGCCCTTCTCATCAGTCTCCACGATGTCCTTCAAGTGAGGGTTGCACAAGACGTGCTGGGCAATCCAACCGATAGACCTTGTATTGTCCTTCTTCCACGCAAAACCGAACGTGCCACCCATTGCCTTGATGATGCCAAAGAAGTCCAGCTTGCGCAAATCCTGCTTCAGGCGAATATCGGAGGAGGAGTAGGCAGTAACGCCACCAGTAGCGAGAATGCCACCACTAGTATAAAATGTAGAAGTATCCGTATAAAATAGCCATTTGCTATCACTATAACTATATACTCCTATTTTAGTTGAAGTACCGACACCAAATAATAAATTTCTACTATTAGCTTTAATTTTTAAACCTTTATCGCCAGAAGTATTAGAAGTATTAACTAATATATTTCCATTAACTTCAAGTTTCTCTGAAGGATATTTTACTCCTATACCTACATTTCCTTGTTCATATTGTAACACTAAATGACGACCTTTAGGTCTTGACCCATTAGTATCTACAACATTAATTTGACCGTAATTTAATTCACTATCTCTAATCTCTGATATTGACAAAGAACAACCACTACTGACATCATTCTTTATACTTAAACCTTGACTATTAAAATATACTACATTGTCACTAGAACCTAATCTTATTAACTCATTACCTGCACAAATAAGTCTAAGGTCATATCCATTATCTGTTTCTATATACCTAGTATATGTTCTCTCAAACATATATGTTGTACTACCAAGATTATACCTATGTGTAGCAGATGGAAGTATAGTACCACCAATATTTTCTGTACCATTGAATGAATTGCCCCAAAGATTGCGAGATGTTTGCAATTTTGTAGCACTAACTGCATTACCACTAATATTAGCAGATGATGTAATATAACCGCTATCATTTGTAAATTGACTAACTTTAGTTGGTCTATTTGAAATACTACTCCATGTCAAGTCGGTTTCATCAAGTAAACGCACCCAATCTGACCAAGTTTTAGTATCTCCATTACGATATCTAATATATAAACCTCTCCAACTATATTGTTTAATCATTTGCCAATTATATGCATCATTTCCTCCACTAAATGTAGTAAGTACTCCAGTAGTTGGAACGTTAGAATGAGTACTATACGCAAATACTGAAGCATTACCTTCTATATCATTAGCATTATGAGTTTCACTACTATTCCACCATCCTAAATCTCGAAATAATTGATAAGCGTGATAACCATCTACTTTATCTGCATTTGTTGCTGTTGCAGCATTACCTGATATAGAACTAGAAGAGGTAATATAACCTTTATTATTAACCCATGATTTAGTTGCATAGTCTCCTATAGGTTGATACAAAGAATTAGCTTTGTTCTTAATATATTCCCATAACTTGCTAGCTTTTCTTTTATATGGTATGTTTAACGCACTTGTATTACTAAATCCATTTGCATCTGCAATTGATGTAATAAATTCAGTATCATTCACAACAACACCATCACCTACAAGGAGTGTTGCACACAAATCTGTAAAGCTTTGATGATTAGTCAGGAACGTTGCACCTTTAGTAAAGATGAGTTTCTTGCCACTTTTCGATACCGAGGTGATGGCGTTGCCAGTGCCGCTGGTCGCAACCTCATTGACGTAGCCATCTAGGCTCTGATGTGAAGTCAAGAACGTTGTTCCCTTTGTCACGCTGATAGTCGTTCCGTTCTTACTGATGGCTGTCACTGCGTTTCCACTACCGCTAACACTAACGTCCATAGCCGAGCCTCCTTCTAGGCTGACGATACGACTATCAAGAGCCTTGATGGAGTATGCAGAAGCAATCTCTGAAAGGTTTTCCGTAGTAAGCCTGATAGCATCAGCATAAGCCTTTACAGAGCCGTTGAGACCACCGCCACTTGATGATGATGTTCCCACACCATAAGCGGACACACCACCACTTGTGTAGAGGTTAGCCACCTCTTCGGTCGTAGTATTCGTAATCTTCAGCGCCTTATTAGCTGCATCATACTCCAACTTGATGTTACCGATGGAGATATACTTTCCACTAGGCACGATGATGCTTCCATTGATGTCAGCAGTGCCGTTAAACGAGTTACCCCAAAGCTTGCGAGCATTCGTGAGCTGGAGAGCCTTTTTCGCTGAACCGCTTGTAAAGTAGCCCTGCAAGGTGGTGATACTCGTCTTGTTGGTGGATATGCCCGAAGCGTTCACCCCTTCTGCCTTTTTCGCTCTTGTTACCTCGTCAGAAATAGACTTATTGATTCCGTCAACAATACCGCTCAAAGTGTCAGTCTGTGCAATATTTGCGAGGAAGCTAACCACCTCGTTCCACTTATTGATAATGCCGTCCGCAGTCTCCTCGTCAGTAGTCATAAGTGCATACCAACCATAAGCGCTATCCCAACGAGTTACCTTCGTTGATGTAATGCCGTCCAGTACAGACTTATTGCTATGAGTATGTTTTGCCGATACCGCACCATCCCAAGCAGTCTGCTTTGCTGTAGTAGGAATGGAGTAACCCGAGGCAAGACTAATGGCAAACGTGCCGCTTGTTGTGATGGTCTTTGTTGCGCACGCCAAACCTGTAGGAAGTGTAAGTCCTACAGATGTAACAGTACCCTTGTTGGTGGTATAGCCCTTTGCATCAATCTCCGCTTTGGTATAATAGCTTGCGAGAGACTGATGGGTAGTCAGATACCCAGCATCGTTAGTAAGCTGGCTTACCTTCGTGATGCGGTCAGTGATTTCCGCCCACTTATGGGTGTGCGCACTAGGTGCAAACGTTGATGGTTTACCCGTAATGTTATTCCAAGATAAGCTCAGACCGCCAAGCTCTGTGGCTATATTGTCAATACGGCTGCTGATAGCCTTGATAGCATAGGCATTCGGAATGCTAGTCAAGTCTGCATCCGTATAATTCCCCTCTATGATTCTCGCATAGCTGATTACGCTTGCATTCAATCCGCCACCGCCTGAAACACTACTTGCTCCGTATGCTGTGATACCGCCTGTGGCATAGAGATTACCATCAATCTTGATAGCCTTGTTGGTTGCGTCATACGTAAGCTTGATTCCGTGGAAGGAGATTGCGCCCTCGAATGCAGCATCGCCCGATACGCCCAATTTGGTGAAAGGAGCGTTGGGCTTCAAAGACACAAGGTCAGCAACGCTCGTTCCTGCACTTCCAGCTTTCCAAGTCGGCTCGAAGAAGGTGAGGTAAGCACCAAGATTCTTCTCGCTTATGATGAAAGATGTAGGGTCAGCATGAACCTTTCCGTCCACGTCCCACCAGATTGCGCCGTTAGCGAGGTAGCCCGAACCATCGAAGCGGATGAGGGAAGTAGCTGCCTGTTTTGAATAATCATCCTT